ACGGCAGCAGTAGCGCGAGCGTTTGAGCCTGGGTGCAAGTATGATACGATGCCAATTCTTATTGGAGGTCAGGGTATTGGTAAAAGTACTCTTATCCGAACGATGGGTAAGAAGTGGTATGCTGATGGCTTAAATACCTTTGAGGGTAAGGAAGCTGCAGAAGGCATTCAAGGTAAATGGATTATAGAAGCTGGTGAAATGGCGGGGTATTCGAGGGCTGAAGAAAATGCATCTAAGCAATTTTTAAGTCGTCAAGTAGATGTATTTCGTCAAGCCTATGGCCGACGTACACAAGAGTATCCACGGCAGTGTGTGTTCTTTGGCAGTACGAATCAGTATGAGTTCCTAAAAGATATCACAGGCAATCGCCGATTTTGGCCTATTGATCTTGAAATGACGACTCCGCGAAAGAACATATTCGTTAATCTTCCAGGGGAAGTAGACCAGTTATGGGCGGAGGCCTTGTATCGGTATAAAAGCGGGGAAAGCCTCATTATCGAGGATGACCCGAACGTACTAAAACTGGCTGATGCGGCTAGAGAGGCGCACATGGAATCAAATACCAAAGCAGGACTGATTAATGAGTTTTTATTAATCAAAGTGCCTTTAAATTGGAATGTGATGAGTCGGAGCGCCAGGAGGACGTATCTTAGCATGAATGCTAAACCTGCCGAGGGTCAAGAGTTAGTATATCGTGACCGTATTTGTGCGGCAGAGATATGGTGGGAATGTTTTGGCAACGACCCAAGTCGCATGAAGAAGATCGAGACCAGGGAAATTAATCAAATACTGGCGGACTCCCCATATACATTGGGCGGAAGTCAGTTGATGAGATTTGGTGAATATGGACATCAAAGAGGGTTCAGAATCAACGAGTCAAAACTGACTTTATAACGTTAACATTCTCAATTAAGCGTTAACATTCTCAGTATTTTTGTTAACATTAGAATGTTAACAAATTCGGAGAATGTTAACGTACCTTGTTAACGCATAAAGTCAGTATTTATCTATATTTATATATGTTTGTTAACAATGTTAACATTATATACTGGTAAATACCAAAACAAAGAGTTTTAAGAAAAAATACGCCCTTTACAGCCTTAATTTGAACCCTCATATATACGTATGTAAACATGTTAACGTTTAAAAATTTCAGAGGTGAGAAATGTTAGAAAAGGATATCGAGAGAAAATTAGTTGCAGGCGTCAAACACGCGGGAGGTAAAGCGTATAAGTTTGTATCCCCTGGTAATATCGGTGTGCCTGATCGTATCGTCATATGGCCGAACGGCGTTATTCATTTCGTAGAATTGAAGACATCCAAAGGTGTACTTTCGAGATTGCAGGGAGTCCAAGCCCGTGAACTTCAAAAGCTAAATCAAAAAGTATTTGTGTTAAAAGGTGCAGATGCGCTGGCTGGTTATCTGGATCAATTCATAGAAGAATTTGGGGTGAAAGCGTAATGCAGTTTATTGATTTCTTCTCCGGGATTGGAGGTTTCCATAGTGGCTTAGAGAAAGCAGGTATGCAATGTGTTGGATGGTGTGAATTTGATAAATTTGCGCAAGCATCGTATAGGGCGATGTATGATACAGCAGATTTATGGTTTGGTGATGATATTCAAAAAGTTAAAGGCCACGAACTACCGAAAGCCGATTTATGGACATTTGGATTTCCTTGCCAAGATGTAAGCGTTGCAGGAAAACAAAAGGGTATAAAAAAGGGAACGCGAAGCGGATTGTTTTATGAAGTTATGAGGTTGCTAGATGAATGTGAAGAAAATAGACCCCAGTGGCTTGTGTGTGAAAACGTTAAGAATTTGTTGTCAATCGATAACGGAAGAGGATTCCTTAATGTTATCAGTGAAATGGCCGAAAGAGGGTACAGTTGTGAGTGGAAAGTGTATAATTCCAAAGACTACGGAGTCCCTCAAAATCGAGAACGCGTGTATATTGTTGGATATTCTGGAAGAATGTGTTCCAGAAAGTTATTACCTAACCCCAGAGAAAACGCAAAAACTCTTAAACAAATCGTTGGTGGTTCACAAGGAATGAGGGTATACGATCCAGAAGGAACAAGTTGTACTTTGTCAGCACAAGGTGGTGGAATGGGTGCAAAAACTGGATTGTACACTATTACGGAAAGTGGTATTCATAATCTAGGGAATGTTACTGCCTATAAAAATGATTACACAGTACACGCAAGCGGTGTAGCACGCACGTTAATGGCAAGCGATTATAAACACGTTCCAAAAGTAGCTATTAAAAATGCAACAAAACAAGGGTATTCAATGGCAGCAGTCGGCGACGGCACAGATATTGCATATCCAGAAAGCGAAACACGAAGAGGTCGAGTGCAGCCACAACGATTTAATACATTAACAACAAGTGATAATCTGGGTGTTCTTGTAAATGGTGAACCTATCAGAATTAGAAAATTAACTCCTAAAGAATGCTGGCGTCTACAAGGTTTTACAGATGAACAGTTTGAGAAAGCAGCCGCAGTAAATAGCAATAGTCAGCTTTATAAACAGGCTGGTAACGCGGTTACGGTAAATGTGGTTGAAGAAATTGGAAAACATATTCTATGTTTCCATACTTTATACGGAGGTATGTGATATGCAGTTTATCCCGCATACGTATCAGCGATATTGTATCGATAAGACCGTTAATCAAAATAAGATAGGGTTATTCCTGGATATGGGTTTAGGGAAAACGATTATCACGTTATCTGCTATATACGAATTGAAGTACTCCCGATTCGCCATTCGTAAAGTGCTAATCATAGCGCCTAAGAAAGTAGCGGAGGCTACATGGCAACGCGAAGCACGAAAATGGGACGGCGTAGGTATATTAAGGATATCTACTGTATTAGGCAGCCTGAAAAAGCGTATTAAGGCTTTAAACACACCTGCCGACATCTACATTATTAATCGCGAGAATGTAACGTGGTTAGTTGATTACTACAAGAATGCATGGCCGTTTGACATGGTAGTTGTGGATGAATCTAGTTCCTTTAAAAACCACACGGCTAAGCGTTTTAAGTCATTAGCCTATATGCATAATCACATCAAGCGCATGGTGTTGTTAACAGGTACGCCAGCCCCTAACGGATTAATCGACCTATGGGCGCAAGTGTATTTATTAGACCGTGGTGAGTCGTTAGGAAAAACGTACACAGGATTTAGAGATTACTATTTCGAGCCCGATCAGAGGTCACGCGAAATGGTGTATTCCTATAAACCTAAATCCGATTCAAATGACAGTATCATGGCGGCGATATCTGGGTTATGCATATCCATGAAAGCCAGCGACTATTTGGAGTTACCTCCAGTCATCAACGATATTAAATATGTGCAGTTAGATGCAAAAGCTAAAAAGGCCTACGAAGATATGGAGCGTACATCTGTATTAGAGTTAATTGAAGCTGGCGAAGATATCACAGCTTTGAGTGCAGCAGCATTATCTACAAAGCTACAACAGTTAGCGAACGGCGCTGTATATGATGGCGACAGGAACGTTCACGAGATACACAGCTGTAAAATTGAGGCTTTTATGGAACTTGTAGAACAGTTGAATGGCAAGCCTGCATTAGTGTTTTACAACTTCAAACATGATTATGAACGACTAAAAGCAGCATTAGCTAAGACTAAATTACGTGTCTGTGAGTTAAAGGGTGCCGATGATGAAATAGCGTGGAATGCTGGAGAGATTGATATTCTATTAGCACATCCGGCTAGTACGGCATACGGGCTTAACTTACAGGATGGCGGGAACCATGTAATATGGTTCGGGTTAAATTGGAGTCTTGAGCTATATCAACAAGCTAATAAGCGGCTACATCGCCAAGGCCAAATGGAGAAGGTAATTATCCATCATCTAATATGTGAGGGAACTCGCGATGAGGATATGATGGATGCGCTAGCCCAAAAAGACCGAGCGCAGGAATATGTGCTGCAAAGCCTAAAAGCAAGAATCGATAAATACAGAAAGGATGATTAATATGGATCAATTTATAATGGCGGGATTATTCGGAGCCATTGTAATAATAGTGTGTTACACGACTATTCAAGTTATAGATATCGTTGATAAACGAAAATACAAGACTGTATACGGGTTAACCCCAGGTAGATTGTATGAGCGACCAAATAATCCGCCGCCACCACCTGTAAGGTTATCAGCTAGTGAGGAATTAAAACAATATACGGCCAATGAAACTCTAAAACGTCATGCGGCTAATCTAAAAAGGTTACAAGGAGAACATAAAATGAGATACAACTCGACTTTACAAGAAAAAGCAATTGAAGCAGCACAAAAAGCATTGTACGGTGTAGATGACTTTGATTATCTTGCTGCTGACGGAGACCTAAACGGAATGTTTGTTGTTTGGTTTTGTAAAACTTTACAAAACTGGAAGGCGATCGTAGCAGGACTAGATTTTGACGAATTTATTGAAGTCACACACAACGGTGATAAAAATGAAACTTATGTTGATATCTATCGAAAAGAAATGAACGTGTGTATTAAAGACAACCAATGAAAATATTCCGTTCTAAGAGGTAGTGAAAATGCTAGTAAAAAATGAGAATGAATGGTGCTGGTGTATTGGTGAAAATGTAGGGTATCCCCAAAAAAGCATTGAAGATGCTGTTAATGAATTTGCGAAAACCTATCCAGCTGATGAAGTGCCGAAAATTAGAGTTGCAAACCCATATTATTATATTCCAACTGTTGATGCAGAACGTGTTATTGAAGAAATTGTATATGGTGATCTTGACGATGAAATCGCGGAATGGTCGGAAGATTATCTACTAGAAGTTAAACAGGAACATATAGATGAACTTCAAAAAGAATTAACAACAGTATTTAGGAAATGGGAAGAACGTAACGGATATAAAAACACATCTTTTGTGATTTTTAAAACGATTAATCCTTTTGAGTGAGGTGGTAATAAATGTATACTGTAGTATTAATAGAATGCAATGGTAGCGATAATATATGGTGTTATGGCTCATACAAAACAATAAATGAGGCACAAAAGGCAAAAAATGAATTTGAAGAAGAACAAATAAAATTCATGCAAAACCTAACCAGTGAGCAATTCTCTAAATTTATTGAAGAAATGCCGGTTATTGTAAAGAATTATTCTCGCATTATGAGTGTTTCATATATTTTGCAAAATTGTTGTGGGTAAACAATATAGTGTAAATAGTGATGATATTAATTATTTCTTATGAAGCTGGTAAAAACAAATTCGGACTAAAACACAAAATAAATGATAAAGGAGGAAATATATTTGAATGAATATGATATTGAGAAAATCACTAAGTTGGCCACAGAGGTGGCAACTAAAACTTACTATGAATTAGCCAAACAAGAAAATGCTCAACTCGGTCGTAAACTTCGACACAACACGATCAAGTTATTAAAGCATTACAGTCAACTACAGTCGTATGTAGACAATGCTATCTCGGATTCGACACAAGCCGAGGATATTTGGCTCAATGAATTATTGGCGGATATGTTCGACGATAATAGTATCGTTAGGGTAAATGCGATCGTTAAAAGTAAAGAGAAGACGGCGCTAATGATGCGTCACGTAAATAACATGCTAGACATCTATGCTGAGAAATGCAGCGAGAAACAATTTAAGTATTGTGAATGCGTGCGACGTTATTATATTGATGGCGAAACATTAGAAGAAATTGCTGAATCATTTCCTGAAAAGCCCGATGTGCGTACTATTCATAGGTATGTTGCAAGGGGAATAGAAGAACTATCTGTACTTCTCTGGGGAGTGATAGGGCTCAACACAAAATTGTCTTAAAACTGTCATAGACATGTCATTCTTGACAATTTATAATGATAGTGTGAGTAAATGGGAAAACAAATACTCTATCTCTCAACGACACAGTGAAACCTAGAACACTAAAATGAAAAGACCACTTAATCTAACGGTTAGGTGGTCTTTTTATATGCAAATTTAAGGAGGCGAGGTGAATACGATTGACTGATGTGTATTGCGAAAAGAGACGATGCTTAAACAATGTTAAGGGTTGGTGCAAAGCGAACGGCATTCATATTGATCATATGTGTAAATCGTATGCGCCCTCACATTCTTTAATCAAAACTAAAACGGCGAAGGTTCATAAAGACCGCGGTAAGTTTAAACAGAACAAAGGAGTATTGAAATAATATTGGAGCGCCCACTTCAGGGTGTTTTTTTATTTCCTAAGTTCTAATTCTCAATACCGATTTTAAATGAGAAAATTAAAAATTGGGAAAAGGTACTTCCTAGAGCAAAAACCGCCGCTGGTCGCCCCAGCGCGATGGTCCTCTCTCTGTGAGAAAAATTTTCCTGTTGAATGTAGAAAGACGAATTTAGAAAGGAGTACACCTATGGCGGACACAAAACCAAGAGTGAAATTTGATGCTGCGGGCAATCTGCTCGTATCAAGCACTCAACTATGTGACCTCTTGCGGGTCACTCCGGAAATTATTTCTCGACATCATAAAGCAGGAATGCCTAAAGCATCTGTAGGTTGGTGGAATCTCCGGGAAGTCCTCGTATATTTAGGGCAGGCAAAAGGCGATAACGCTAAAAGCAAATCCGCATCAACTCGTAAGTTAGAAGCCGAAGCAGATTATAAAGAGGCAAAGGCTGCGCGTGAAAAGAAAATGCTAGATGTGCTAAATGGCGAATATGTTCCTCGTGCCGATGTGGCCCAGGCATGGGCTAACCGAGTATTGGAGATGAAGACATCATTTACCAAATTAGGTAAGCGTATCGGAAGTGAGTTCACGGATCCTGAAGAACGTGCTCGTGTAGAAAAGGTGGTGAATGGCCTTGTCGAAGAATACCTCGAAAGCTACGCACGCGAAGGCGAGTACACGCCGAAAGTCAAAGCCACGGGAAAAGGTAAGTCCAAAGGTTGACTGGTTCCCTGAGGAATTAGAGGCATTCAAGCCACCTGAAAGATACACCGTTTCAGAATGGGCAGATAAGTACAGGGTACTGACTAATATATCTGCCGAACCTGGGCGCTGGCGTACAGCACGGACACCTTATCTCAAGGAGCCTATGGACAAATTCACAGACCCTCTCATTGAAAGCATCTCGTTATGTTTCGGAGCGCAGATTGGTAAGACGGAAGCTGAGCTTAATATGATTGGATATGCGTTACACCAAACTGCATCACCAGTTATGATGGTTTATCCGACGGATACTATTGCAAAATTTGCTAGCGATAAACGTGTGCAACCGATGATCAGGAGCGTAGAACCATTGGCAGATATGTATGACGAAGGCAGTAAGCTGCTGGAGTTAGACTTCGTTAATGGAAACTACATGGTGCTTGTTGGTGCGAATTCACCAAGCAGCTTATCAAGTCGGTCAATTAAGTACTTATTCTTCGATGAAATTGATAAGTATCCAGCTTTCTCCGGTAAGGAAGCGAATCCGATTAAGCTGGCTGAGGAACGTACCAAGACATTCGTTGATAAGAAGATTGTAAGAGTGTCAACTCCTACGATTGAAAGTGGCAATATTTGGCAGTCCTATATGGACGCAAATGAACGTAAGCAGTATTACGTGCCATGTCCGCATTGCGGGGTGTCGCAGACCCTCAAATTCAAACAGATAAAATGGCCGGAGGAACACCATGGCAATGCGGATATGATACGTGATACCGCATATTATGAGTGCGAACATTGTAAGCAACGTATTGATGATAAGCACAAGATGGATATGCTCCGGCAAGGTGAATGGCGTGCGGTGAATGAATCACAAGTCCGAGTTGTCCGCTCGGTTGCCTATCATATGTCATCCCTTTACTCTCCATGGGTTACCTTTGGCGATGTGGCATATGAGTTTGTTAAATCAAAGGATAAGCCAAGTGAGTTGATGAATTTTATCAACTCTGGATTAGCGGAGCCGTGGAAATCTGCGAAAACTAAAAGCACGCAGAACCTCGTGTTTACGCAATCGGAAGTTCCTCGAGGTATTGTGCCACAGCATGCACCACTACTTATCGCATCTGTCGATGTGCAGCAAGATCATTTCTGGTGGGAGGTTAGAGCCTACGCCCATGGTGTATCAAGTTACTTAGTCGATTATGGTCAAGCAAGTAGTTGGGCAGATTTAACCGAGATACTCATCGATAGAGAATATCCATCAGAGTATGGTGAGGCCCGTAAGATTGTGAGGGCCGGTATCGATAGTGGCTACCGAACAGACGAAGTATATCAGTACTGTGCGCAGTACCCAGAAGTATGCGTGCCAGTTAAAGGTGATTCTTCGCACAGTCCTCTAGCGCCGCCTTATAAGATGAGCAGCATCGAGAAGGGCGTCATCGGAGGCATGAAGCTGTACGTAGTGAATACCGATTACTGGAAGGACTTTATATTTGCACGTATGGTACGTCCGGCTAATGAGCCTGGCACAATCCATTTATTTAAGGATTGCCCAGAGGAATATTCGGAGCACCTCCGGTCGGAGGAAAAGCAAGAAATCCGAAATGTAAAGACCGGAGCAGTTACAGTGCAATGGAAACCATTAACCAGTCATCCAACAAATCACTTGTTGGATACGTGTGTATACAACGCCATGGTGGCGGACTCGGTAGGTGTTAAATACTTACCAGAATATAATCTGGATACCGATGAGGAGGACGAAGATACGGATGATGAAGACTTTAATGCAGATAGCCGAGGTTGGTTTAGTTAAGAAGGAGGTGAGACCATGAGCGCAAGAGAAGACTTGGAGCGTATTCGAACGATAATCGAGGAAATTGAGACGAATGGATACGCCGAGATGTCTGTAGGTGGTAAGCGATTTAAGACGCATGACCTGCCGACATTATACGCCCGTGAACGTGAGTTAATGTCTCGCGTTGATGATGAGGAAGGTAATAGCACGACATCCTACGTGTCATGGGAGCGACGATGAACATACTCGATAAGGTAATAGCATATTTCAATCCAGAGCGCGCTGCCCGTAGAGCATATTTCCGTAGTTCGCTTGAACGTGGATATGATGCGGCGTCAACAGACCGATTGAGTGGCGACTGGATGCCAGTATTTGGTACAGCTGAACAAGTAGCATCAGGCCAACGTGATTTGATCCGAGGTCGTGCACGTGCAGCAGAACTTAATAGTGACCTCGCTGAAAGTGTTGTATTGGCATTACTACGGAATGTAGTAGGTACCGGAATAAAGCCACAGTGCAAAATCAAGACCAAAGCAGGAAAGCTAAATGAAAGACTCAACAAGAAAATTGAGGAGGCTTGGTCAGATTGGGTGGATAAGGAGAATGCGGATATCCGAGGGATATCTACGTTTTATGAGTTGCAAGAAATGGCTCTGCGCCGAATGGTCTATGACGGAGAAATCCTAGTTAATATGACCTCCGAAGGTGCAGATATACCGCTATCATTACAGCTTATCGAGGGCGAGAATATCGGAGCCGTATCGGTAAGCGAGAATGGCAACAGTATTGTTAATGGCGTGGAAGTTAATAAATACGGAAGACCAATAGCATATCACGTATTCCAAACAGATCCATTAGGAATACGGTCGTTTAACGAGGCAAGGCTGCCAAGTAATAGGGCTTTTCTATTACATAAGCCCCGCAGACCTAGTGAGCTGCGCGGGGTTAGTATGTTAGCCCTCGTATTAAAGCGTATTCATGATGTAGATGAATACATGGATGCTGACCTTATAGCGGCTCGTGTGGCCGCATGTTTCGGTGCGTTTGTAACGAGTAATACCGGAAATAACCCAATGGTTGCAAGTAAGATTGATAGTAAAGGCAAAAAAGTCCGCTCGATGGCACCAGGGATTATACAACATCTACGTGCTGGTGAATCAATTTCATTTGCGGAACCTAAGCGAAATGCAGGCACCGCATCAGAATATTCGGTGACTCAAACAAGACGCATAGCGTCGGGCATGGGTCTAAGCGCAGACATAGTGACGCGAAACATTAGTGGTAACTTCTCCGCAGCTCGGCAGAATATGCTGGAGGACCAGCAATCATTCAAGCAGATGCAGCGTTTTGTAATTGAGCATTTTTGTATGCCTGTATGGCGGGCTTTCATTGAAGCATGCTACCTAAAAGGAATCATCCCGGCCAATGACTATGCGGCAAACCCAAAACTTTATAAAAAAGTAGCGTGGTTAGCTCCAGGCTGGTCTTGGATTGACCCTGTTAAGGAAGTTAACGCTAACAAGGAAGCCATTAAGGCAGGACTCACAACGCTCGAGGACGTATGTAGTGCATCTGGTAAGGACTGGGAAGAAGTGCTTGAACAGCGGAAGCTGGAACAAGACCGCATTAAGGAATTGGGTGTTGCCCTTGATATGAATGGGGACATAACGAATCTAGCGGATGATAACGCCACTGATATGAAAGGAGATGATAGCTAGTGGGAAAATTTGCAAAAAGGCAGCTCTTAGGTAAGTATGCCCGAGAGGCGCAAATCACAAATATCGAAGCGAACGATGATCGTACCGTTGAATTGTCTTTCTCCTCTGAAGAGCCATATGAAAGATGGTTCGGAACAGAGATATTGTGTCATGACGACGGATGTATTAACCTAGACCGCTTTAATAATGGTTTGGGTACAGTGTTATTCAATCACGACCGTGATGCCGTAGTCGGACACATCGAGAATGTGTGGATTGAAGACAATCGCGGCAAAGCAATCGTTAAATTCGACGAGGACGATGAGTCTGAAAAGATTTATCAAAAAGTGTTAAAAGGCACGCTACAAGGCGTGAGTGTCGGATATTCCATAAGCCGATACGAGGAATTAATTGATTCCGATTCCAAAAGCTCCAACGGTCGATTTACTGGTCCGGGTTATGTAATCACAGACTGGGAACCATTGGAAATTAGTATTGTGTCCGTCCCTGCAGATCCAAGTGTAGGGGTAGGTAGAAGTGTAGATGATAATGAGGAGGAACCTATGAAAGGTGATGCAAAAGCAAAAGGCACTGAGCAAAACGTGCCACAAGTAGTACCGGAAGTACCAGAGTCCGGAGTTAAAGGATTTAATGCGGATGACGCTAAAAGATTGATTGCGGCAGAACGTGAACGTGTATCCACAATCACAAGTCTATGCCGTGATTTCGAAGTTGATGGTGTAGATGAATTTATCAAATCCGGCAAATCTGTTGCCGAAGTTCGTGAGGCAGTAATGGATGCGTTGCGTGAACGCAATAAACCAGTATCCGTTAAAGTTGGTGAAGCAGATTCTGATAAGTTCCGCATGGCTATGCAGGATGCTTTGATGATGTCTATTGGCATTCCGGTTGCAAATCCTGCGCCAGGTGCAGATGAACTCCGTTCTATGTCCTTGATGGAATTAGCTCGTGAGTCTCTAGTTCGTGAAGGCATAACTGCTAACTACTCTGACCGATTGGATTTGGCTCGTGAAGCTATCAATTCCACATCTTCTTTCCCAATTGCATTGTCTAATGTGGCAAATAAAGCTTTGATGCAAGGTTATGAAACAGCACCAACTACATTTGCAACTTGGACTGGTAAAGGTAGTAACCGCGACTTTAAACCAGCAAAACGTATTTTGCTTTCTGAAGCAGCTGAATTGAAATTTGTACCAGAGGGCGGTCAATTCAAGGATTCCCAAATGCACGAAGCAGGTACGAACGTTAGCGTATTTACATTTGGTCGTACATTCAGCTTGACTCGACAAGCTATTATTAATGACGATTTGGGTGTATTCAATGATATTTCCTCTAAATTCGGTCGTGCCGCAAAAAATAAAATCAATAACATGGTATATGACCTTTTAAGTGGTAATACAGTGCTAGAAGACGGAAAAGCCTTGTTTAGTGCAGACCGTAAGAATTTGGCAACCACAGGTTCCGAGCTAAGTGTAGAATCTTTATCTGCAGGTGTAGCGGCTATGCGTCGTCAAAAACATATTGGTGAAAATCGCAATTTGAACATCGCACCTACATATTTGATTATTCCACCTGAACTCGAAGCATTGGCTTACCAAGTAGTTAAATCTACGGTAGACCCTGCTCGTAGCAATGATACAGTCAACCCATTTGGTGGTCGATTCACTATCGTCGTAGATGCAGCGTTAACAGACCAACATGCGTGGTATTTGGCATCTCGTCCTACAGACGTTCAAACCATTGAAGTAACATATCTAAATGGTGTTGAAACGCCTCGATTAGAATCCCAAACAGGCTTCGAAGTTGACGGTATTAAGTACAAAGTAGCAATGGATTGCAACGCAACAGCGCTCGACTTCCGCGGCTTGTACAAAAACCCTGGTAAATAATAGGTAACTGATTAGGAGGTAAATAGATATGGCACAATTCATTCAAGAATTAGATCGTATTGATTTTAAAAATACAGCATCCGATATGATTGCCGTAGGGGACATTGTCCCTGTCGGCAAAATGCACGGCGTAGCAATTACTAATATTGCTCCTGGTGCAATCGGTGCAGTTAAGGTCACAGGATGTTTTACAGTTGATGCGGTTGTGACAGAAGCATTCGCAGTAGGTGATGTTGTGTATTTTGATAAAACGCAAAAGCGTGCAACTAAAACAGACACAAATCCAGTATTGGGTATTGCCATTTCTGCAAAATCTGCAAGCGCTAAGACCGTTGATGTAGCTCTTTGGCCTAATGTAGAAAAGTAATGTAAGGGCGGGCATAT